GCATTTCTTTAAGCTGCAATTCTTTTTCTTTGAATTGCATTTCTTGTTGCGCTGCCATCATTTGCGGATTCGGCTGCGGAGGAGGAGGCGGCAAGCCTTTCTCTTTCGCGATAATATCTGGAGGAACAAGTGTTTTTAATCTTTCTACTAAGCGCGGCGTAATTTCTAAGTCTGTTGATTCTGCCAGTAAGTCAGATACTAGCGGGAATGTTTGCGGAGACATGCTAACCATTTTAACGAGAATTTCTAAAGCTTCTTCACGTTGAGCAGCAAAAGAAGGTCCAGTCTTTATGATTACATCAAATTCGGCGTCTTTTAAATTGTTTTCAATCATATCGCCTGCTGCTTGTTTATTGACGATTAAATCTTTTTCAGAGCCATCTGGCATTTGTATTTGAACTTTTCGTTCAGTGTCATAAATTTTTGGAATCAAAGATGCAATTATTTTTCCGCCCTGCAAGATTCCGCGGTGCATACCATTAATATAAACTGCCACACCTAGATTTCCGCGTCTTTCTCTTCTTCCAATTGCAACGCCTGATATTTCTTGACTTTCTGCGCCTCGATTTGCTTCAAAAAAACCAGTAATGCTGGCTATGTCTGATTCACCACGTCGATATTCTTCTAAAAGCGTTCGGGGGATATCGGATGGCGGGAGGCGCTGCGGCAATTGCCCCGCTGTATCTCTATTTGCAATCAAAATTCCTTGTTGCTGAGATGGATTTCTCCACATTTCCAATATTTCGGGGGTGTCTACATTCTCAGGAGTTCCGATGAATTGCTCGCGTCTACTATTTTTAATTGCTTGCGCTGTTTCACTAGCAACATAGTTAACATATTTCTGAGCGCTTTTAGCAAATCGTACAAACGATACTGTATGCTCTTGTCCATTAATGATGTGCGCGTCGCCGAGGACTATGACGATCGGTAGATATTTTGAAGGCCATTCATAAGTTTCTAATATTTCATTTTTAATCATTTTGTAACACATGATTTTATAATCACGTGTTTTTCTTGATTGAATGATTTCTGGCAACATGATTTCAATATTAAGATCGGTTATATCTTCTGAAGCCATAAGCTCTTCATATTGCGCCTTAATTTTTTTATATTCTTTATCAGTAACGGTGCGACCGTCCGATAATTTATGTATTGTGAATTTGCGCCATTCTTTCCTGTAATATTCAACTAAAGTTATACTTTCTTTTGTTCCCCATTTGAAATTTGCCACATGACTATCTTGTGGGAAAGACTGCGGCACGCGAACGTTTGGATATTTTTTTTTGAATTCTTCTTTTGAAATGCTTTCATAGTATCCGCAAAAATCGCCGTCGGATTTAGTCGGATCTTTAGCTTCTGGATCGTAAAAAATTTTCTGAGGATCGTTAATAGCTTTTAAAACTATTCTTTGTTCGAATGAATCTGCGGAAACGTATTCTGTATCAACTCTAAATGCACCAAAGCCGCCGACGAGCGCATCGTCAAATGCAGTCTCATATACAACGTCACTATTAGAATTGTATGCAATTTTGCGAATTAATCCGCTGACGATATCAACTAATTGCTGAGGACTTTTATTTTCAGCGCTACGCGCTTCAAGGTTTGGAGTATTGTCACGTACTTCGCCGCTGACTCTTTTGCAATAGTCATACAACTTGTTCATCGTCATGCGAGGCTTTTGAAGTCGAGCAAACTCTCTTACTTCATCGTCATCCCATTGATTCAGATAAACAAATTCTTTGTCGTCACGAAAATTTTCAAGATTAACGCTCGCATTATCGTAATAAGAAGCAATATTTGTACTAGCTTCTTTCAATACGTCAGCGTGTCGCTCATCTGTAGTTTTTTTTGCCATGGTATACCCTAAAACTATACAGATGATGCGAAAGTGTTTTGGGATATGCGTAGTATGGTGAGAATTTAATTAGTTGTCAATAATTTGACTTAGCTAATTAAATCTAAAAGTAGGATTTATGAGTTTTTTTATGTTTACTGAATTACTGACAGCTGGAAAAGCAAATGTTAAAGCGAGCGCGTCTCCCTCGTCAGGACTAAGCTCTTTGCGTTTTTTTATGTCCTCTTTTGATTCTAATAAAATTTGGCTATTCGATTTAAAGCTATATTTGGGTGTACATAAATCACGATGCAGTGAGTCATTGTCGGGTATAGAACATGGCTCATCAAGCAGCCAATCTTTCATTTCGCCCCACATCTCCGCTCTTTTGTTAGCGTATTTTTTTATGTTTAGTGCGCTGCCGCCAAATTGAACTTCCTTTATAATAGATTTATAGCCAAGCTCTTTAAGTCTATCAATGATACCTGCGCCGCCGCCGCTGTCTATGCACACATAGTCAGGCTTTTCTTCTTTTATTAATGAATGAACGATACCCGTTATTTTCATATTATCAAGCTTTTCGTAGCTTTTTAAACCATATGCTACACGCCCATGGCGTATAATAATTGACGTTCTATCATCCCCGAATCTAGCGGGATCTACTCCAATAAATTTTACTCCGTATCTTTCGCTATAATTTGATTGTCTAGCTTTCATAACAACGTCAGGCTGAATATATTTTTCATGTGATGTGGCCGCTTGAAATGCTTCTTCAGCATAAAAAGGATATTCTTCTTTAAATCTGCGCTCGCCCTCTTCTTTGTCTTTAGAAAAGTCAGAAATAGCAACGCGACGCCAGTTAAGCTGCTCATCTCTTAAATTATATCGTTGTTTTAATTCGTATTCTTCGGAAGTTAAGCGAAATTCGTTGTCGACAGGAAGCGAGTTTGCAGAATGTATGTACCATGGCAAGAATACGGGGACATAGATGCTTTTACCTGCAGATGCCTCGCCCCAAACATCATAAAAATAACCGCCCGTACCTTTGGCTGTGCTCTCTAAAATTATTTCTGTTCCAGATTCTCTGCGCTTTGAGATACTAGGTAATATGCTTTGCGAGTGGTCATATGCGTTTTTCCAGAAAGCGACTTCTGAGCCGTGGAAATATTGAATACTTTGTCCTCGGCCTGCGCCATCGCCTTGATGACCCGCTGTTGCTACACCATACGCGCAATCCAGATGATCAAATATTAATTCATTAACATTTGATGCTGATATATGCGGTTTCATGATCTCAGGTAAGTTTTGATAGTATCGTTTAGCTATATCAAAAATATATTTAGTAGCTTTGTTTTCTTGAGTTAGAATTAATGCTCGTTTGCCGTGATTGTGTGATAAGTTATGAATGAGTCTAGCTTGAACATATGTAGATATTCCCTGTTGGCGCCCTTTAAGAACAATAATGCGAACAATTCCTTTGTCTTTCTTTTGTTCTTCTATTATTTTATGTAAGCGTATTTGAGATTCATTGAGCTTTAGCGGCAATACACCTTCGTCTGCACGTATCTTTAAACACGTACGTGCATACGTAATAAAGTCAGTTTTTAATCTGTATCTAATTTCTGCTTCAGATGTTTCCATATTTTATCGATAGCCTTGTATATTATTGCGCCTCCTAGAAGACCAAAACTAAAGCCTAATAATATACTATCGATAAAATCTAAACCATATGTTATTAACGAAAGTGTAATGAATCCTACCCAAATCGAGATCAATAGAAATATTGTCATATTTTTTATCCACATTTGAATAATTTTTCTATGCTGCTAACTTTTTCTGTTCTATTTTCTTCCACATCTCTGATTGCTTTTAACGTTTTCTTGTTTAATTTCATGTATTTTTTGAGTGTCGCGTTTTGTTTTGGTGGCTTATTCCATTCATCAACAAATAGCGATGTATCCTCGTCATTTAGAATAAGAACGCTCATAGTATCTCCTCAAGTATATTATTTTATACGTAATGATTCTTTTGATTTCACTAGCTCCGCTCCATCAATTTTTTTTCCCAATTTTAGATCATTAAAAATTAAACGCCGGTCAGGCGAAGATAATGTTTTTGAGATTACATAATCTTTTGGCAAAGAATCAAAATTAATAATATTTGCTATGTCGCGCCCTTTAACTCGAGTTACTGTAAATAAGTCACATTCTATTTTATTAAGCTCTAGTTTATTCATATTGTTTAATAAATAATCTTTTAAGCACGAGCTCTTTTTCTCAATTGATTTCTTCATTGCTTGTAAGCGCTCAATCTCTGCGTCGACTATAGATATATTCCTGTCGCAATGAGTAATTATTGATAAAATGCTTTGGGTTTTTATCTTGATTTCATCTTCGATTGACTCAAGAGTATCAATGATAGCCTGCTCATTAACATCATCTTCAAAAAACATGGATTCAACTTCATTATATTGTTGAGATAATTTATATAATTGCATATTTTGTTACTCCAATTGTGTGAGCGATTGTGTGAGCGTCTGCTCCAGCTTTTAATCTAAATTTTTATCTTTTATTTCTATTTCACTATCTTTTTTAGTAACAGTTTAAATATTAAAGCATGCAACTTCATATGTTTTAGTTATATCTAAATTTACAAAATGAATAAATGCATAATTACTGCTAATTGTCATTGTTTTGCCCAAGAATATAATTTGCAGTGGTGTTACAGTCAAAAATCCGCTCATTTCATCCGGCAAACCGGATGCAGGTATATAATTATTAGTTGTCATTTTGAATTGAGCGCCGCGGTCGCTTTCTTTTTGAACGATTAAAGAGCACCCAACTTTCCTTACTTCTCCTTTACTTTCTATTTGAAATGTTACTGTATTTTGAGGAATTACGGAATGTAATTGACCATCAACATTTACAATATTATCCATGGACTTAGAAAAACAAATTAGTGGTATAAGTATTAATAATGCGCATGTCAGTTTTTTCATTGTATTTTCTCTTTTTAAGTTAAAAACCGCTAGAGTTGCGCTTCAATATAAAATGAGAGGCGTAGCGGTTATATATAATTTAATCTAAATTTTTATAGTTTAGTTTCCTCTAATCTAAGCTCCCGGCTATTCCTAATCCTATCATCATGATAGCAACAAAAGAGGTTATTGGCAAAGTTATGCCGCCAAACGCGCCTATTATGACATAGCAAGCGAGTTTACCTAGCCACGCATAAGCAGCAGAGGTGGGAATTAATGATATCATAATGCCTAACAAAAATTTCCAAAAAAACAACGCTATGCTTGAAGATACAAGAACAGCTACAAGAAATGCGCCAATTATTATTTTAAACATTCTAATTCCTCACATAATTTGTATCTACGCCAATATGCTTTATTAATAAGCTCTCTAATATAAGTATCTTTGCTGCTCATATCATAGTTTTCTATAGACTTCAGTGTTGCATTGATAGAATTGTTAGACTCAGCGTGACTTTTATCAGCAATTCCTGCAATTTCATCATCAATTATTCTTTGTTGCATTTCGTAACCTTATCCTCATCTATCCAGGCGACACCATAGTTTTTGTGAAGACTCCAGTGGTACTGGATCTTCTCGTCATGATGCGCTAGTATTTCTTCAATAATCATAACTAAACTGTTAATTTTTCCGTTTGTTTTAATTGTGCCCCAGTCAACAGCATCCTTTTCTCTATCCATTCTAATAGATAATGCATGACAATAATCTATATTCTTTTCAATCTTTGTGTTGATGTTGAGCAACCCTATTATCGTGATAGCGATGCATAATACATTCGATAACAACATAAATATTAAAAAATAAATCATTCTATCTCCTTTAATAAAAAGTTCGCACAACCTATCCCACAGAAAGTATGCACATCAGCTCCTATGAATTTATATTTTTTATCTCCCCTCGTGACAATAGCATCATTAAAAAAATCGAAAAGATTCTCTTTATGCGCTTCATCCCAATTTTCAGTTTTATCAGAAAAAGCACCGAAATTTAATTCTTCTTCATTTATTTCTAATTCTATATATTTCATTTGTTTATCATCTCGATTATTTCCTTTTAAATTATTTAGTGCATCGATAAAGTTATCTAAATTTTCCAAATCGCATAAATCAGTTTTGCCAAAGCCTGACTGATGAAGATAAATGCCGTCTTTATCAGCGCTAACATAATCTGCAGTTTTGTCAAAATGTTGGGGCTCATATTCTTTTTCAAATTTAAGTACATTATTCATATTTAATTCTCTAGCCATTCGTCACTTAGTTTATAATCGTTTTCTTTATCGTATTCTTCGCACTCTTCGCACTCTTCGCACTCTTCGTCTGCATCTTCTATTTTATTTTCTTTGTTTTTCTTTCTAATAAGTTTTTTTACTTCTTTATTTTCATTGAATAATGTAGCTATTACTTTAAACATTAAATCTGGTTCGTTTTGATCTATTCTAAGTTTCAATCGCGACTTAAGATTTAAATCAAATTCTTCTTTTTCATCTTCAAAACATATAAATATATTGTTGATATGTAAGCCGTGCACTTTGTCTGTCGTTAATATGCATCTAAATTCAGTCACTATAAAATACTTATGTATATATTCATTTAAACTCATCAACATATAATTTCGAGCTGATATATCTTTTAAAGGTATTTTATTGTCGCTAGTCCACATGCTTACCCACGATCGCATCTCATCTTCAGTCATCACACGAAGGCTCGGCGGCTGATTGTTTTTGTACCAAATCATTTTATTCATATTGCGTTCCTAAAAAATATTGCTGGTTTGACATAATCTTAGTTATCTCTTCTTCTCTGCATTTTCGATTATTATATCTTTTTTCTGATAAAGAATTTGTTGTTGCATATTTGGATCCTTAAAGCAATTCCGTGGATTGATTGATGATTCATATAATTCCCATGAATTTTTGAAATACAATATTTTTATAAGCATGAATATTGAGAAGCCGATGCAGAATAAATCCAATACGACCAAAATAAAATTCGCGATAACTAAATTTGATTCATTCATTAAATGTAAACCTCTTCAACTTGCGCATCATCTATAGCTAATGAATGAGATTTAAAGTTCATAAGCTCTTTACCCCGCTTTCATTGCCAATTATTTTAATAGGCCCATTCCATTCAAACAATTTTTCAACCAACATTCCATTAATTATTTCCCAACCAATAGTGTTATTTATGCTTTTAATTACCTTATCTTCGAGCAAAGTATAAAATTCATCCGAACATCCTGCTGAATACATACTGAACATATGTGATGTAATATGAATATCACTAGTAAATTTTTTATTATTTAACATAAAATTTATTTTGCACATCGTTTTGTCGTTAAGATAGTTTTTATATAAAAATATTTCAAAATTTAAGAGATTGTTTTCGCTTTTACATGCACTAATAATATTATCTACTGCGCATTGATATATCCTATTCTCTTGCAATGCTTTTTCTGCATATTCATTCCCTTCTTTGAAATGTCGTTCGCAAAATGATAGCGTTGAGTCTGGCGATAGTTTTATATGTGCAACAGCATAATCACTACAAAATTTACAATCCGTATTTTCTAAGTATTTTGATTCATTCATTAAATGTAAACCTCTTCAACCTCTATCCAGTCGCAACCAGCATCCGTAACAATAAACCATTTTTCCTCACCCTTCTCATCTTGAAGACGTATGCTATTTCCTTTTTTGAATGTAGCTGTGCCGCACTCAACATCTTGGTCACTAGGTAGATCACTATTCTTGCATCGCAAGCGTATCTTGCCGTCACTCATCTTTCATTACTCATTGCTTTCAAAACTACCCTCGACGAATTTTTTAAAATTATACATGTTAATTCTACTTAATATTTCGCGTGTTATATTATTAGATATCCCTTTGTATAACTGTGAAATTAATGCATCCAAATCCGAGCTATCTTCCATGAAATTACTATCTGTTGCAAATGAAAATTTATAAATTTCACCATTAACTTTGAATATACACCTAAATTTATAACTATAATCAATCTCTTTCTCCCAATAAATTTTTAAACTAAATGTATTATCATGAAGATAGAATGAATCTTCTATTCTTTTCCGTGCTTCTATTTCTAAATCAGACAAAAATTTAGCTGCCTCGACCGGTGAGTTTTCAATTTTAATGACAACGGGTTTATTATATTTCCCATTCTTAACATCAATGTCGTAAACATCTTTTTCATCAAACATCTTTCATTAACTCCTCTAATTCTTTCAATGCTTGCTCATGAGTCTTAATATTCACATCAACCTGTTCGCCAAACATCCGCAAATGCTTTCCGAGCAATTCTAGCGCTTTTAAAGCTGCTGTCTTGTCACCTTCATCTGCCCATTGCATTAATTTTCTAAGCACGTATTCTTGCGTTAAATTAACCTTAGCTGCTGCAGCAGTCTGATAGCGTATAACTTCTTGTTTAATTTCAGGTTTGTTTAAGTTTTCACTAGCTATAGCGTATGCAGTTTTTGCACTATATCCCGCATCCACGGCTGCTTTAGTGCCGTTGCCATGCTTGATATATTCTTGCACAAACTTATCTTGTTTAATTGTTAATTTTTTTTCAGTCATATTATTCTAAAACACACTAAAAACCGTAAATAATGAAAGTATATTTGTATTATTCATCAATAGTCCATTCATGTTTTTGGTCTGGAACTAATAACGTTGATTCACTTAATTCATAATCAATAATCGTCACATTTTTCACTATCCATCCGCCATGCACTTTAGCTCTCTCTGTCCAACTTCGTTTACCATCCTCATCAGCACTATAATTCAAATATTCCCATTCAAATTTCATTTTTCTTCCTCAAGTTATAATTAACTCTAGCTCGCATTTCTCCTATATCTTCTTTCGTGAAGAGCAATAGATGCTCCAAATGCTCTTAGACTTAGACATGTTCATATGTCCAGCCCTCGACATATACGATGACCCGGCCGAAGAGCAAGACCTATACCAAACGCTTAATCCATACATATACCAACTCGAATCGTAAGATTTTCTACCTGATAGCGATCTATTCATATTCCTTGATTGAGATAGAAAGCTTGTCGTTGCACCTCGTAAACTATTACGTCTAATCATTTAACTATCCCCATCGCTTCTATAGCTGATATATTTACAAAAATATTGTGCGGCAAGCTTTCTGCATCTCTCCAATTAGAATCCGAATAAGAGCCGGTCTCAAATATTTTTTTTGGATTTTCTAATTCAATCCAATTTTCATTGATAGCTATCAATCTACCGGTGTAAAAATAATTAACACAAAAACAAGTTATTATTTTTCCTGCTAGCGAATCTAAAGCTGATTCGTTTGTCTCTACTAATCTTCTCATAAGAATTTCACCTTTTTAAGTTAATACAATTTTTAATTTTTGAAACATGCACAATATCAATATATTTAAAAATATATTTCATATTTATCCTTTTTCAATTAAACATTTATATGTATCTTTCGCTTCTTCAAAAATTCCTGATACGCAATCATATGAAATTTCATTAATTTTAAATATTGATGTTATAATATAAAGCAACAATGCAATTGCGACTGTAGAGTCTAACATGCCATGATGTTCTAAAACTTTTATTATATCTTCCTGGGCAAGCATTTGTTTTTTTTTCATTGCCAGTTTTATGTCATACATATCTATATCACTCATATTTATTCTTCATCATGATTTAAATTGACTTCTTTTTCTAAAAAATCATCAATTAATTTTTTAACGTTCAGATGCAGATGTTCTTGTAAATCTTCTATCTCACAGAAACATTTGTGCGACTCTATAACAACAGGTGAAGTACCACCATCTTCTTCTGTAATCTGAAATACGACATAAGTTAAATCACCTCTCCAATTAATATGATACGCGAGCGGAAACTCCCTATAAATTTTATTTTTATGCATAAAATATTTTTTAATTTTTTCTGTTTTTTCTAAAAATTCTCTATATTCTTGATTCAATTCATTCTCCCACCATTGATAGCAGTTATTCACTTCGACCCAACCTGACTTACTCTCTCTGCTTTCACATCTTTAATCGTGTATCCTTTTTCACCTAAAAAATTAAATGCTTTTGTAAGTGAGCATTTATGATCGAATGTTGCAGAACGATAAATTTTTTTACCTTTTTCATCGCATAATAATACACTTAAGTTTATATATTTTTTCATATCAAATTCCCCTTTATAATTTATATATTTTTTTTATATTCATATGATGTTGTAGATCATCAAGAACAGATTGTTTAAAACGTTCAAGGATATATTCTGCACGATCTATATCGTAATTTTCTGCATGCAATATAGATGTAAAAAGATCATTTATTGATAAAAAATTTACAGTCATTCTTTCTTCAATGTCGATGTCTTTATTATGACGATTAAACAAATCAATCAAATCATCTGTTATCTCTGAAATTTTTCCATAATATTTTTCTTTAAATTCTTTAAAAGTTTTTGATTTCATAATATATACTCCATATATATTTATTTGTATTCGTATTTATTAAGGGTAACCCCTGTCCGTGAGGTTGTAACTATTATAGACAGGGGTATACCACGGCTCATTGATGCTAACGCTTATTTCTTGTTATGCATATGCGAATAAGCGATCTTCTTCTAAATGCGCATAAATATGCTCATCAAAACTAGCATCTACTTCTTTTATTAATAATTCAAGAAAAGTTTCTTTGAATTTTGAATCCAAAGATCCAGAAAAATCAACAACAAAATTAATGAACTCTTGTGTTATAACAGCTTTAGCTTCTTCATTAGTATAACGAGAGTATTTTTCAGAATATCTATACTCTTTTCCGCTTTCAATCATTTCATTTAAATCAACATTATAATAATCATTAAACTCTTTAATTATATGACTATTAAATTCTTCTATTAAGCAGCACTCAATAATATCTTGAATATCGTATTCATTATCATTCAAATATGCTGCAATGCAATGTTTGCGATCTGTATTATCAAGATCATAAAAACTTCTTGTTTCGTCACTATAAAGATCGTAAGTAATTTCTTTTAGATTTGTATACATGATAATCTCCCAAAAAAGTCAGTTTTTGTCATTTACAAGTACATTGTAAGAAATAAAAAGTAGTTTGTCAACATATTTATATATTTTTTTTAAAAAAAAGCGAAAGGCGGGCGCAGGCGCAAAAAGGCGCTGTAGCGCCTGTGAACAATTGCATATATTTTAATAAAGTTGATCAGCAGCCAGGCTGCTGATCAACTTTATTAAATGTTAAAATTAAATGTCACTCACGCAAACTCGTCTAAAAAAAACTAGTTTGCGTGAGTTGTTATAAAAATATACGAGAATAAATCATGGCTAAACTAACAATTGAAAAGCGCAAAAAATTACCAGCAAAGAAGTTTTCATTAGAAAAAGAGCGGAAGTATCCAATCAACGATCGAGCTCATGCAGCTAATGCAAAAGCGAGAGCTACTCAAATGTATAATAAAGGCAAGCTATCGAAGTCAAAAATGGAAGAAGTACACAGAGAAGCTAATGCAGTATTAAAGAAGACTGCGAGAATTTGAGCTGCTAAAAATATGGCGCCCTAGGATGGGTTCGAACCATCGACACAGTGGTTAACAGCCACTTGCTCTACCGACTGAGCTACCAGGACTCCTAAAAAAAAGCCGCTTATTAAGAATAAACGGCTTTTTAGCAGGTTGGATAAAAGATTTAAATTTTCCATGTAATGGATATTTAAATTTAATCCAGCTCATATCATAATTACAAATCATGTTGATGTCAATTTGTTATTTTATCCAAATATTTTTTAACAGCAATTGCGACATGTTTTGCCATGTTTACAGGGACAGCATTGCCTATTTGTTTATACTTTGCGGTTAATGGCCCCATAAATTCCCAGTCATCTGGAAATGATTGTATTCTTGCATTTTCTCTAATCGTAAATGGTCTCAATTCAACTGGATGTATTCTTTCTGTTTGTTTTTGCGAAGGCGATGTCAAAACAGTTAAAGCTGGCTCATCCCAAGATAATCTTCTAGCCATGCCCGTGCGACCACCACCGGAAAAATAACTCTTCCCCATATACTCTCTTGCAATGTCTTCTGGTAAATCTCTCCAATATCCACCCTGGGGAACTAATTTAAATACTTTTTTCTTTATCTCTGAATACTCAGCATGCTCAGAAGGGGAGACGTTTCTTAATACGTCTTTTAAAACTAGTTTTCGTTTAATCTTTTCAGGGTATCTAAAATCTTCACCAATGTGATTATGAATATCATTTCTTACGCCAACAATAAAAACTCTTTGCCTTTTTTGAGCAACCTCATAGTCAGTGGCACTTAAAAGCTCATGCTTCACAACATAACCTTCATTTTCAAAAACATTCATCATGGCTTCAAGGGCTCTACCTTTTTCATGAGAAATTAAACCTCTAACATTTTCAGCGATAAACATTTTTGGTTTAATTTCACCAAGAATCTTGGCGTAATCATAAAACAATGTCCCGCGAACATCATTCAACCCAAGCTTTTTCCCGGCATAGCTAAATGCCTGACATGGATAGCCACCAGATAATAAATCAACATTAGATATCCCATTTAAAAAATTTTTTATCCCTTTATTTGATATTACACGTATATCTTCATGTACAATATTCCAATTCGGTCTGTTTTTCTTTAGCGTTTCAATTGACCATTTGTCGTTATCATTTGTCATAACTTCAATGAAGCCCGCTTGTTCTAAACCTAAAGCTAGTCCACCTGCGCCTGCAAATAATTCAATTACTGTATATGGTTTATTCATTCAGATCGTAATTCCGAAAATTTCAGATGTCAAACCTATTGTGACTATACAATGACCAGGCCTAGAAGGCTCATTAAAGCGTGTTAATTTAATTTTAACTTGCGAGTCATTACTATATAGCCCTGCATCGCATAATGCGTCTAAAACACCCTTAGAATAGTTGTCTACGTCTCTTTTCCTTTTGTCACCAGGATAAAGATCTAAAATCATCTTTAAATGATCGTC